CGAACGTCCTGTTCATCCATTTTTTCTTTCTGTAAATATGAACGACCGTCAAGTTGCGCTTGCTGCTGCTTCAACATATTGATCAATTTATTTGGTTCGTCCGTGTGCGGGTTGTGAATAATCGCTAATTCCGTTAATCGGTCGGAAATTTGGTCTTTGTTGATACGTTTGAAATAGAACCCCAATTCGTCGGGGTAAACTTCTTCAAGCGTTTGACTTTTAGACCACCCATATTCTTTTGCAAAAAGATGAATGACGTCAAAAATCCATTCGTCTTCATCGTCACCGCCCGAACTTATGCCTTCGGACGGTTGAACACGTTTTTTACATTAGCAATAACACCTTGAAGATTATTCACTTCGTAAACCGCCACGAATAAAGCAACACCGCCGTCAAGACCAATAGAAGGGTCGTTTTCAAGACGCTCCTTGTCCATGCCCGTTCCGATTGCTAAAACCTCGATAATTTGACCCCACGCTTCACCGATTAAACCAAGTAAAGATTGAAGTGTTGCGTCATTGTCCGAAGTATCAATTGAAGATAATTCCGCGACAACGCCTTTTGGCATATTTTTAAGAGCAAGCACTAATTGCGCATACTTACCAAGCGGAAGTTTTGACACAACGATTTTTTCTTCACCTAATTCAACTGTTTGTGTTAATGGAAATACTGATTTTGACATAATAAAAAGCCCCCTTTAAAATGGAATATTAGTTTTCGAAATCCGGTTCCTTCGTCCTTATAGGACAGTAATAAAAAGCCCCGCCGAAGTTAATCGGTCGGGGTTAAAGAATTAATCAACGGCAGGGTCGCCAATAGAAGCAAGGAAATTGCCGTCTGTTTTTGATTCGTCGATAAGTGCGAAGAATTCAACTTCATAAACCGTTTGTTCATCTTTCTTGTAACCAAGTTTAACTTCCGAAGCGATAACCGCTTTGTGAAGCACGATATCAAACGATTTGTCCGTTGCTCCAAGCCATGAAGGATGAAGCGTAAGTTCTTGCGCCGAAGCAGAAAGTTTCTTTCCTGCAATTGAGCCGAACGTTAATTTCTTTTTCGTCGGGTCTGTACCGTCAACGATAAGTTTGCCCGTTGGGATTGCGTTTTTCAGATTGTCAAGTGTTACTTCCGTTAATGGAACCGTTACTTTTACAACCTCACCCGTCAATACTTTGTCAACCGCTGTTGAGCCGTAAAGGTCAACCGTGATATCTGTGTATTCCGGTTCATATGAGAATTCGCAACCGCCGCTTGTGTGACCAAGATCACTTGTGCCGTACTTAATGTTTTGAACACCAAGTTGAATTTTTGCAACATCACCCATTATTCGTTACCCCCTTCTTGTACTTTTTTAGTTGCGACTTTTTCCGCTTTGCCTTCGCCAACCCAATGTGTTGCAGCGGCTTTTGGAACGTCCACAATGTCGCCAACGTTGACTTGTTTTTTGTCAACAACGACAACTTCGTTTTGGTCAAATTTAGTGAATCGAATTTTCATCGTAATGACCTCCTTTTGATCAATTAAGCTGATCGAATGTTTTACAAGTTAAATTGATAGAATAAATTGTTCGATTATTTTCGTCTTTGCCAATATACAAAGGTTCGGATTGATCACACATAGAAATATAGACTTTCGTGTTCCCTACGTCGTAATGTTCTTTTGCATGAAATAGATTCCAAACGTCTTGTGATATGGTTTCGGCGTCAATCGCTTTTCTGTGACGAATAATCACTTGCACACTTGGGTTTTTCAAGCCCACGGTGTAAAGGTCGGGTGTTCCGCCGCCGTCAACACGTACAACCCCGCAATTGTCATTCGCCGCTTTTGGGAATTCGTTCCCGTAATAGTCAAACGGAACGTTTTCGTTGATAAATGCAATCATTTCTTCAACTTTCACCCGTATCACCCCCCAACCGCTGCTTCAACTTTTTGTGCGATATATTTGAAAAACGTTTCCGCTTCTCCTTTCAATGGACGTTCTAAAAACTTACGACCCGCATAATAATATTTTCCCGACTTGCCTGTTGTGCCGCCCCTTGCAATCGTCCCCGCACCGTGGTTGTAAATCCCTTCGTGCATGTAAATAGCATAGTTATAGCCACCCTCACGAACTGCAAATTCAACTTCACCGATTATATTTTCACCGCTTCGTTTGATCTTCCGTGTTGAAGAACGGGACAACGTTCCTTTGTCAATCGGTGTGATTTCGCTTGCAATACGTTCAAGTTCAAGCGTACAATCTTCAAGCCCTTCCCTTGCTGCGTTTTGTGCGCTCCGATCAATTGAAGAAAACCGTGTCATGAATTGTGTTGTGTCGAAATCTAATTTCATTTCCATTAGAACACGACCTTCGTGAATCCAACGCTTCCGTCAAGATCACGCATGAATTTCACATCAATTGGGGACATTTCCAGCACTTCGCCATTTGCTTCAACAAACGTGAACATGTCGTCATATTTAACGCTAACAAGACCAATGAAAATGACTTGCAGCGTGGACACGACTTCTTGACCCTGTTGATTCTTGACCATTTTCGTTTCACTTCGAACATTACAATTCAATTCAACGGGTTCACTTGGTTTCGGGTCGCCCCAAACGTCAAGACCCAAGGAAGGCGTCCATGTTACCGTGTGATTAATAGGAATCATTCAAACGCCCCCTTTGATATCTCTCGTCTTCCGCGTCCGAATAACGAACATAACCTTCCCGACCGCTTATTGAAGCTCCTACACGACGACCAAGCATTGCAAACGCGTTTGGTGCAATCGTTCGGTCCACGTTGGAAAGTGAAACGGAAATACCGTCAATTGAATAAGATGTGACGCCGCGTTCCGCTTGCTTTTGTGCTTCGGAAACTTTCATTAGCCACAACGCTTGTTCAAAAACTGCTTCGTCTGCAATTTCCCGTTTTGTGCCGTAATAACGTTTTAAGATATTAACGGCATTATTCAACGCCCGTTGCTTCGTGGGTTCGGTTGCAGCCGTCCACGCTTCGTTGTAAAAGACGTATTCGTTGAAATAGATATCCGCCGATTGCACATCAACCGTCATTTGTCAACACCTCCCCGTTATTCGGCTTCTTTATCCTTTGCCGCTGCTTTACGCTTTGCCTTTGGTTTTTCCGCTGCTGCTTCGTCAACAATCTCGTAACCAAGGAAATTCGCGATTTGTTTCGCATGTGTTTCATGCCCTTTTGCCACCTCACAAACACCGTTCACGAATTCAAGACCGCCGCTTTCACCGTTAAAATGTTCGTTACCAAGTACGATTTTCATGATTGATTCCCCCCTTCGAAGTTTAGTAGATACAAAAAAATAGGACGGGGGCTATTCGCCCACCGCCCCGATTATTTCAATATGCGATTATACAAGTTTACGAGTTACACCCGCTAAACGAGCAGCCGCTTTTGGATGGAAGTCCGCAAGACCCGCGTAGAATTCAACACGTGTACGGTATGCCGGTTTCGTTTCAAGCTCTCCAAGGTCTTCAACCATGACACCGCCATTAGTTAAGCCGGAAATAGCTTCTTGAGCACCGAATTTCACCGCATAGATTGAACCCGCAATGTTTGAAGTGCCTTGTGTTTCATCGAAACCAAGAACGTCGTCTTCAACAACACGAATTGCAACGTCACCGAAGAATTCAATCGTACGTCCAAAATTGTCTTTACCAACTTGGATATAGTGCGTTTGACCTTCAAGTAAACCTTGTAATTCACGTCGCATTGCTTTTGACATGAATAATGCGTCCGCTCCGCCTTCGACCATATCAAGTAATTCGTGAAGTTTTGCAATTGATAGGTTTGCACCGTTTGTTCCTGCTGCAATCGTTTGAGCGCCCGCAAGTCTCACGTTTAAACCGTTGAATTCCTTCACGTTTACTGATTTGTCGCCTTTGAAGAATTTTTGTGTGAACGTTTTAGATAAACGCTTCACTTTCATGTTTGTTTGGATAGCACGTTGATTGTTGACATTTCCAAGCGTTTGTGCGATGAATTTATCGACATCAA